CTTGCCAACGCTGGCCCAACAACGGTAGCAATACTGATAATGGATGATATTCCGCCGATCAATGGCGCTAACACAGCCACCAGGCCAAGCAGGGCAACAACGCCAGTCTTCACTGGAGTCGGTAAACCGCTAAACCACTTTACAGCCTGTTGCAGGTAAGGCATCAATTCCTTCGCGATACCAACAATATCCTTGAGTACTGGAATAAATGCAGTGCCAGCTTCTTCTTTGACGTTCTCAAATTCATTATTGAGAATGGCAAGCTGCCCGGCCATCGTCTGCCCGGCGGCTTCAGCAGATCCACCAAACTCCTTCTGCAGCTCGGCCAGAATGATCTTCTGAGCACCCATCGTGTCGCCTGATTCCACCAGGCTCTTGATCATTTCTTTCTGATCTTCGGTGAAGCTCACGCCTACGCGGCTCAATGCGCTAATCCCAGCGATTGGATCATTCAACGCCTTGCCTATTTGCACCGTACTGCTTTGCAGATCCTGTCCCAACGCCTGGCTAACATCAAGAATACTTTCGACAGCTGTCGGAAAAACATCCTCCCCAATTTCAGTGAATGTCAACAAAACACTTTCGGCCCCAACGATGGCTTCGTCATCAAACATCGTCAACGTAGAGTAGGCATTTGCCAGTTCGTTGATCTGATCTGCGCTAAGCCCGGCAGCTCCGTTTGTGCTTTCAAGGACGGCATTAAGCTGCGCCTGTGCCTGCTCCGCATCGAGCGCTGCGCCTGTGATGTCTTTGCCAACAGTAATAATGCCCTGACCAAGATCTCTCAACGCGCCGGCAGAGAGTTGTCCCATCATGGTGCCAGTGGCCTCACCGAATACGCCTTTCAACCCATCCAGTGCGCCTGTGACCTTGCCTTTGCCTTCATTAAGTCCAGGATCAAGTTTGCTTGCGTCAGCAGTTAGATCAAGGACGGCTTCTCCAAGAGTACCCATAGTTACTGTTTCCTAATTCCAATACCAATCATCTTCAAAACTGCAATTGGAACATGTTTGGTTTGGCGTTTTCCATCATTCAACTTTTCAGTGATTTCGTTTGCCCACTCGCGTCTGCCGTCTTCTTCCATGTGCGGGAGCTTCGCAGCCTCTCCCAGCATTAAGCGCAGCACGGCCTGTTGCTTTTCCAGTTTTTTCATATAGTGATCAATGGCCGAGTGTGGCATCTGTCGAATATCCTGGTAGGGCAGGTGATACCAAAACGACAGAGCTGAGAAAACATCCGCATAATCTAGTGGCGTGTTCTCTTCGTCTTCGGCTTCACTGCCCTCACTGCGTTTTTTGAGCGGTTGTTTTCCGACCAAAATTCCAGGATCTTAGTTGCCTCCTGCATGGATACAGCAAACCGTCGTTTGTATCCTTTGGTAAAGCGCTCTTTCAACGTTGGCTTATAACGAGGCAGGGCAGGCGCAAGTATTTCGAGAACATCATCGATCGCCTTCATGACAACCTTGCCGCCTTCCAACTCAAGATCTGCATCCGTTAGCGTCGAAAATTTATTCCCATACGCCATGACACGACCAAATTCTTCGGGGGATAAACTTTTCACAGTGCGCACGGGATATTCCTTTCCCTGGTATCGCACTTTTAGTTTTGTCTCACCCAGCATTTCATCAAGGTTGAGTATTCCGTTGTTTTCAACTGCGTCTTGTTCCATGTTTAAATCCTTTTCCCTCCTCCAACTTGGAGGAGGGAATATTATTTACAGTGCTACAGCATCCTTGGCAATCAGATAACCAAAGCGCTCTTCCGGAGTGGATGCGCTCAAGTTTTCAAGCGCCTCAAACGTCACAACGATTGGTGCGTTTTTTGCCTTGTCATGTTTGATGGCATCAAGGTCAAAGTAACCGCGCGGAATGTAGTAATAAGCGGGGCCGTTCAAATAAGGCGAATAGCCCTCAAAAAGAAAAGCATATTCCGTGACACTTGCTCCACGATAAAGATTTACTTTGCGCGTACCAATGGTTCCGACACCTGGCGCTGTATCAGTCACACTATTTCCCATTGCATCCGCCAGATTTTCAAGCGTGGCTTCCACAAGTTTTGTCTTCACCTTCAAGCTTTCTTCGGATCGAACTGCTTTGACTGGCCCAGTTCGTTGATCCGTGCGAGTCAACTCAACTTTCTGTGACGGGTCAATATCCACGCCATCTTGCGTATCACCTAAGGCACGCCATGATCCTGAAGGCGATGAGCCCAATGTAGGGGGAGCGGTCAAAGCGTCCGCAATGTACATAGTGCCAACTCCGGTCATGATGGAAAATGCGTCCATGTTATTTGTCCTCCAAAATAATGACATAGCCTTCGCGTTCATATTGCTTCGCGGTCTGCTCTGCCATCAAAACTTCATCACCAGCCTTCCCCACGCCTTCAATAGCGCGGTTCTGGCAGATCTTCACCTTCACCAATTTGTTACTGGCAGGCGGTTGCATACCTTTGTTTTCTTTTGGATCTTGCATTTGTTTCTCCTTTTTATGAAACAGATGATTCGCTCACCTGTATTCTCCAGAAACTCAACACGCGCTTGATCATGTTCAATTCCGTCTCAGGCATCGGCAAATACGATGGGCCGCTTTCTGGCAGAAATGAATACACCAGTGCATTGCCCTGTGAAGTGCTCACTTTCACACGTACCACACTGCGCGATAGGCTAACCAGCGTCATCCACAGATCCATAGCCGCTGCGTCCGTCTCAGCCAGGCTCCAGACCTCAAGCCTCACATCCTGCTTTTGCACATACCAGTTCGGGTCACTGTCATCAAGGATCACAACGAGCGCAGCCTGATCAACCGTCCACTCCTCACCATATTTATGTTTCGAAGCAATGCGGCTGCTTAGCCCACTCAACTCAGCGCGTCCCAACAAAAACTTGATTGCAGCTTCCAACGGATCAATCATCGTTGCACCTTGTGCTTTGCCAGAATGGAATTAAGTTTTGCTTTTGCTTTATTAATGCCATTTGTAAGATAGTGGTAACCGGTAAAACCGCCATGCGGCTCCCTGCGTTGATGAACGGGCATTGCATATTTCAGACCGCTTCCAAGCTCAACGGTTAGTTGATCGTTGCTTGCGTCAGGCACTACTTCACTGCCACCTCGCTCTGGAGATCCCGCGCCTGGTTCAACATCGTCGCCGCCCCAGTCATAACCAGGTAGAACGGCATGTATTGAACGTCGCAATGTTCCAGAAACTACACCATGACCTCGTCGTAATTCTTTTTTTGATTCAGCCTCGGCAGTCAGAGCAAATTCAGCCATCGCCTTCGCGACGTTTTCCTTCACCAGGCGTTTGGCATCATCACCGCGCCAATCAAGCATTGATCGCCTCCACCACACAAGAGACATGGTGCTGCGCATTCCCGCGCTGGCGATCCAAAGGTTGCACAATGCGATACACAACACTGTCCACGGTCACCTCGTCCTTCGGCTTCACATCCGTTCCGGCTGGCAAAAGCAAAACCTTCGCCTTCACCCAGGTGTACTCCGAGGTCTTTGCATCCATCACCTTCACGCTCTTCTCGATCAACCGGCAGCGCACACCAGAGGCCACACTTGAATCACTGTACGCATTCGCGTTATAACGATCCACGCCGGTTTTCGTAGGGCGAGTAATAGTGCAAGTCTGGTTCAGGAACGAATCAAAAGACATATCAGATAGCCTTGAACACCAGGCGTTTCATCGCCTTGCGAAACTCGGCATCCCAATTATCGGGAGCCGTATACGAATACTCACCAGCAATGTTCTCGCTCTTCATCGCAGTGCGCTCCAACGTCAGCCGCAAAAGATCGATGATCACCGGAATGCGCTTGAAGCGGTCATCCATCGGATTAAAGGTCACGGTGCAAACCGTGCCCCACACAGCATTGACCGGCAACCGCTCGATCACACCACCATTCCCCCACACACGGTAATCACTCGCGGCCAGCGTAGCTCCATCTTCTACAATGGACGTGACCTCATAGATGCCCGTTGGTAGGAACAACGACATGCCATCACCACGCAGAGTCTTTACAACCGTGGACGGAGTATTGTCATCCGTCCACGGCGCTCCGATCCGCGCCGTGATCTGCGCTTCAACGCGGTCAATGATGGCCTGTAGATCAGCATCAGCCATCGCGGTGTTGATTTGTTTTTTTGCATTAGCGGCAGAAACAAGAGCGGTCATAACTACATCCTTCTAAAACTAACTCTGCGTTCCAACCTTCGTCCAGGTCGGGGCGGCGGCAGTGCCGGTGTTGATATACAGAATGCCGTTGGTTGTGTCAGTCACCAATGCACCCTTCTTCGCGCCGCGGAAAGAAGCCGTCACGCCAGCTGTGGTCTCAGCAACTTCCACGGTCGGGTCAGTACCTTCCAACGCATTCTCACTCACAGTGATCAGACTCACAGCGTGCTTCGCAAGATCGCCTCCAAAAGTCAGCGTGATCGTGCCGATGCCACTTGTCAACGTTCCATCCGCAGCCGCAATATTTCCGGCGCCAATGTTTGTCAACGCCTCAAGCGCAGCGTCTACCGCAGCGATCAACGTGTTATCCGTGGCAGTCCAGGCAATGTCACCAGTTACCTGACCGTCATAAGCAAGTTTGAACGTCCCACCGGTTGGAGTTCCACCGATCGTCAACGTCTGCACTTCGCTGGTTCCAGCCGATGGCGTCCCAGCATATTCATAAGGCCCAATACCACCTTCAATTTGCATGATCTTTCTCCTTCAATTTGTTTTTTCTCCCCCAAATATCTGCAAAGCAGTATTCGGGGGAGATGTCCATAGGACAGAGGGGGGCAGCTAATCGCTAAAAGCTAACCGCTAAATACCCGTCACCTTGCAGAACGCGGATGCGCGATAGATTGCCAAAGCCAAACGCTTATCAGCACGGATGGCGAGTTTGCCCTTCGCAAAATAATCAGAGTGAGAATCGCTCACTTTGATGTTCGCACCGCGGCGACGGAAGATTTCCGAATAAAGCTGGAAGTCACCAAGCAACGCAGTGTTCTCAGTCTCAGCCGTGGTCACAACAACCGGAAGACCCCAAACGCGCTCAGGGCCAGCTTCTGAGGGATTGCCCCAGATGTAAATGCCGTCAGTGGTGCGCAAGAGGCGAATATCCTGCCAGTCATTCGGGTGAATGATCACAGCGCTCGGCTCGGCCATACCGGTCGCGCGAACCTTTGTCATCGCCTTGTAAAGCGCATCAGGTGTGGGGTCAGTGCTCTTAGCCTGAGTTTGAGAAACAGCGGTGTGGAAACCGTTCAGGTTCGGAGCACTGTTATCGCCGGTCAAAAGCTGAGTTTCTTCAGCCAGATCAAGGAAGGTCATCAAACGATTGTCGATCAAGCTCTGAGCCTGGGCAACATCTTCGATCTGAATTTCGGTCACAGGAAGGATGGTCGCAATTTCGCGCACAGCCACCGAGCGTTCGGTGTAGGCCAAGGCGCTCTCACCAGCCGCGCCGCCTTCAAGGCGGGTAGCT